GTTATTAAGAATAACCGCCTCTCGGAATTTGTCACCGAGGTGATGAAATCAGAAAACGAACGTCAGACCTGGGAGTTTTATCTCCACAAGGTATTCGATAAGTCGTATTCGGATTTTAAAGAATCGCTCGGCACGGTGAAAGGCACGGTACCTCCTGAGGCGGATTTGGAAGCAACAGTAAAATCATCTGAAAACATTTTAAATAATTTCAAACCGATATAAGGGTGGTGAATTGATGGAATTATTTAAGCTATTTGGCACTATCGCCGTTAAGAACAGCCAGGCAAACGAAGCTATTGACGAAACAACAGGCAAGGCTGCTCAATCGGAAAGCAAAATGTCAAGTGCCTTCAAGAAAATCGGAAGTGCATTTACGAAGGCCTTTTCTAACAACGGCAAAGTCAAAGAAACCTCGCAGTCCTTAAAGCAGTTGACTGAAACGGTTGATAAGCAGGAATCGGTTCTGACACAGTTAAAAAACAAATATCGAGATCTATACCTGACACACGGTAAAAATTCAACCGAAGCTAAGGAATGTGCAAAGGAAATTGACCGCCTTTCATCTGAGCTGAAAGAGAACAAAACAAAGCTTACCGAAGCGGAAAGAGCAGCAGATAAATTTGACAAAACCCTTGATGATGTGTCTGATTCGTCAAACAACGCAAGCAATTCAATGTCAGATTCATTCAAAAAAATCGGTGCCGCAGTTACAGCATATTTTGCGGTTGACAAAGTTGTTGATTTTGGCAAACAGGTTGTAGAAGCGGCGGCGAATGTTTCTGCCGAAGCGTCGGCATTTGAACAGATTATGGGCGGATATTCAGACACAGCTCAAAAGAAAATGAATGAAATTGCCGATAATACAGGCATGGTTGCAAGCCGATTAACACCGTATATGACAAGTATGACGGCAAAATTCAAAGGCTTGGGATTCGATATCGGAGAAGCGACGGATCTTGCGTCCGACGGTTTAAATCTTGCTGCAGATGCGGCGGCGTTCTGGGATATGTCTCTTGACGATTCAATGTCGCATTTGAACTCATTTATCAACGGCTCATACGAGGGCGGCGAAGCAATCGGCCTATTTGCCAATGACACGCAGATGGCTTCCTACGCTGTCAGCCAGGGACTTGTTAAACAAACAAAAGATTGGGCAAGCCTCGATGAAGCAACCAAACAGGCAACACGACTTGAATATGCACAGAACATGATGAAAGCTTCAGGTGCTGTCGGACAGGCGGCAAAGGAATCAAGTCAGTATGCAAACGTTCAGGCCAATTTAAACGAGAAATGGCGGCAGTTTAAGGCTCAAATCGGCGAACCATTGCTTGAAAATGTTGTTAATCCGGCAATGCAGAAGTTGAGCGGTTTGGTTGATAAAGCATCGACCGGATTTCAAGATTTGCAAAAATGGGTAAGTGAAAACAAAACACTGCTTTCAGTGCTCGGAGGCGTTATCGGAGCGGTTGCTGTTGGAATGACGGCTTACAGCGTTGCACACACGGCTATGACAGTAGCTTCAAAATTGCACACTGCGGCAACTGTGGCTGAAAAACTTGCCGTATTAGGCTTAAATGGCGCAATGCTTACAAGTCCTGTAACTTGGATTGTTGCGGGCATTGTGGCTTTAATTGCAATAATTGTCCTGCTTGTTAAAAACTGGGACAAGGTCAAAGAAGTTGCAACCAAAGTATGGAACAAAGTCAAGGAAATATGGGGCAAAGCCGGCGAATGGTTTAAAAGTAAAGTCATTGATCCTATTGTAAACTTTTTCACGGGATTAGGCGCGAACTTAAAGACCGTATGGGACGGAATAAAAAGTGTTTGGGACGGGGCGAAAAACGTGTGGAATGCGGTCGCCGACTGGTTCCGCTCAAAGGTTATTGACCCGATTGTAAATTTCTTTACGGGCTTGTGGGAAAAGCTAAAAGCTATATGGGACGGTATATGTAATGTCATTTCGTTTGCCGCCCAGCTGATAGCAAACATATTCAGCTTTTATATTGATATAATTACTTTTCCATGGAGAATGTTGTGGGAAGGCATAAAACTTGTTGCAACAATAATTTGGAACGCTATCGGTGATAAAGTTATAGCGGCAATGAATAAAATCAAAGAGGTCATAACAACCGTTATGACGGTCATTAAAAACTTTTTTTCCAAGGTGTGGAACGAAATTAAAGAAGTTGTAACAGCTGTTATGACAGCTATTAAGGACTTTTTCTCTGATGTGTGGAACGGGATCAAAGAGGTTGTAACGACCGTTATGACGGCTATAAGAGACTTCCTCACGCCGATATGGGAAACCATAAAGTCTGTAATCACAGCCGTTATGAATGAAATTAAAACGGTTTTAACTACGGCTTGGGAAGCGATCAAATTGACGGTTACAACCGCTGTGAA